ACTGTACTTACAAGTTGTGATGTACTTATATATCCTAGGTTACCCAGACCTAGTGTAGTACTTGTTAGTTGTGTCGATGAAACATATCCTGACGAACCAAGACCCCTCACCGTGCTTGTGAGCTGCGATGTAGAGACGTATCCAATAGTTCCTAGACCAATCACTGTACTTGTAAGAGGTAGTGTAATCACACCTGCTGATAGATACCCCGCAGAACCAAGACCTCTCACTGTGCTAAATAACTGAAAAGAACTCACGTATCCTGATGTTCCTAAGCCTGTCACGGTGCTTGGTAAGAAGTATTCAGGGGTACTCGGATAGTTAGGACGAAATGCGACAATCGTACTGAATAACTCTCCTGATAATGTGCTTATCTGTGCCGGAAGATTTCCCCACCCAAATGTGCTCAAGACTGATAAAGGTGATGTAAATGCCGCCACACCCTTCGTTAATGAGGCTAAAACATAGCTGGTGGATGGCGGTGTATTTGTTAGAGGGTCATATGCAAAGATTCTTCGCAATGTGATAGAATCTGTATCATATGTTTTTCGGCTACTTGCCCCTATACTTGTCTGTTGTGAACAAGACATCCTTCTTCTTATTCTTTATGAGTTATAAATATCTAGAAAAAGCGAACTACTAGGATATTGTAATGTTATCGTGTTATCATGTGTAACGCATGGATCTATACGGCACCTGTCTCTTTTTGAATAGAATAAAAAGAACCTATCTATATCTGCGTGTTACAGGTGAATACGAAGATCCGTTACCCTCAATAGAATGACTGCTGGTGGAGGCTTACTTCAACTCGTCGCACGTGGTAAACAAGACGTCTTTTTGACAGGAAATCCACAAATCACGTGGTTTAAGATGGTCTATCGGCGCTACACAAACTTTGCTATTGAATCAATGCCCATGTACTTTGACGGAGATCCCGATTTTGGAAAGAGACTCACCTGCCTTATCCCCCGTCGCGGTGACCTCCTCGGTGCTGTCTTTCTGGAAGTCACTCTTCCTGCGCTAACACTGGCTGGAACAAATGAACCTGTCTCCTATGCGAATGCCGCTGGTCATGCCCTCATTGCTGAGATTAGCTTAGATATCGGCGAACAGGAAATTGATAAACAAACTGGTGAATGGATGGAAATCTGGTCTAATCTAACAACCACATGGGAACAGAGGTTTGGATTTTATGATATGATTGGAAAGGTTGATGGTTATATCCCACCCACACTCTATGGACCCCTGAAACTGTATATCCCCTTGCGTTTCTGGTTCTGTAAAAATCCCGGGTTGTTCCTGCCATTGCTCGCACTCCAATACCACCCTATCCGCATTAATCTAACTCTCCGACCGCTACAACAAATGTTCTATCATCCAAACCTTGTTACAAACTGTGATACGACTGCTGTGAATCCTGTCAAAATCACAAATATGCAGTTATGGGGAGACTATGTGTATCTAGATGTTGATGAGCGCCGTCGCTTCGTATCAAATGCGCATGAGTACCTCATTGAACAAGTACAATACACGCCACCCCTTGCTCTCCAGGAAAGTGCCAATCAGTTCGGTCTCCGTGTAGAGTTTAATCACCCCCTTCGTGAGTTTATCTTTGTATTACAGCGCAATGTAATGGCATCCTATCATGAATGGTTTAACTATAGCAGCCTGCCTATCAGTGAAACTGGCAGACGTACAGACTTATTGACGTCTGGTATCCTCCAGCTAGATGGGCAAGACCGCTTTCAAGAAAGAGATGCAGGATATTTCCGCCTTGTCCAACCATGGCAACGGCACACGGTAGTGCCCAATGACGATTTCTTGTATGTCTACAGTTTTGCCATCAAGCCTGAGGATTTACAGCCTACCGGTTCAATGAATGCGAGCCGTATTGACAGCATCGTCTGGCAGCTTACTACAAATCAAGGAACAGTGCCAGCGAGAGGAAACTGTACCAGCCGCATCTATGCCACCAATCACAACGTACTCCGCGTCGTAGATGGCTTTGGCGGAGTGCTTTTTACAGTATAAAAGACTTATAGTATATTCTCGTTTCATTATTGATTCAATATGGAAACGAGGGAAAAGTTGCGTATCAGAAAGAGAGGCATCAAATAGTAATGGAGACGTCGCCTCCAGTGAAAGCCCCCATATACACACATGGAAAATACTGGGGTGGAACAGTCGCCCCATATTGGCTTTTCCTTATCTTTACAGCTTTTCCGCTCACAGGCTTTTTCGGTATAGACCATTTGTTATTTCGTTCTCCATCTACGGCTTTATTAAAATGCGTGGTAAATACATTCACTCTTGGATTATGGTACATGTATGATATTGTTCAGAGCTTTGGCGATAAAGAGTTTGTAAAGACTTATGGTCTCAGCATGCCCGCATTCGGTCCCCTTGGTCTTGCTATGGACTACTTTCGTAACGTCAATGATACGCCCGATAGCCTCAAAGAATCACCGTCAGGCATGAGTGGCATTTTCTTCTTTATTGCCTATATTTACACTGTGTTGATGCCATTTGGTATTGGCAGTTTGGTAGCTGGCGATACAGAAGGTGGCATTGGTAAACTTATATTGTCTTGTTTCACAGGACTCTTTATTGTTCTATTTATTCCTTATTTCATGTTTGTCGGCATCTATGAACTCTATCGCGTCGTCTTCCAAACTCAGTCTGTCCTTGATGAAGGTTTGATTCGTGTGACACCCCTGACATTTGTAATGGAGAGCATGGGAACGGCTAAGTATATAGCAAGTCCTTCAGTCTTGGCAAACGCTGCTCAAAAAGATAAAGAAACTGGCGGAATATATAATAAGTACATCAAACCCCTCTTTGCCTGGATACCCTTTGGAGATGTACTTGATACAACCAAGTGTGCTGTTGTACCTCCTGCTGTTAAGACTGCACAGGCGGCTGTAACTGCAGGTCAAGGTGTAGCCGAGATTGCCACGACTGCCCCTGCTATAGCAATCAAAGCCACAAATAAACTTTCAACGTTTACTGACCCCGAGAAACTCAAGGCGGCTGCTGTAGCCGCTCAGGCAGGTGGTGCTATGCTATCTCTCGGCGATCCCACGTGGGATGGTCTCATTCTTGGTGGAATCGTTCTCATGATTTTGGGTGGATTTGCGGTTGCTACGCTCCGAAACTATGCGCATTCAATACAGAATAATCCCAATGAATCACCCAGAAAAAAGTCAGTTAATGAGACCCCTCCAAAGCCAGGAACTGTTTGAAGCTCTTATCGGACGGCTAGACGTCACTGAACCCGTTCCGCCGTTTGTGGTTGTCTACTTTACTGCCAAGTGGTGCGGAGCGTGTAAACGCCTTGACCTACCCGCTATTGTTTCTTCTGTTCCTGGAGCTGTCTGGTTCAAATGCGATATGGATGAGAATGAATATACGGCAGGCTACTGTGGCATCCGCTCTATTCCCAGTTTTCTCGTCATCAAAAATAAGGCAATCAAAGGGACCCTTGGAGAGTCTCGCACAGAGCATGTGATAAAGTGGTTAAAAGAGTTTGTAGCATAAATCAGAGGATGGAGGCAGATATCATTATAGTCGGCGCAGGTATAGCAGGTCTTCGGTGTGGTATTGAACTACTTCACAAAAGACCGAAGTCGTCAGTCGTGATTTTGGAAAAATACAAATATCTTGGTGGCAGAGTTATTACATATCATAAAAAGATTGAGGATATGGATGGAAAATGCGCAGATGTTCAATGGGAAAATGGCGCTGGGCGCATCAGTAAATCCCACATGGGTGTTATGTCATTAATAAAGAAATATGGACTTCATACATTCGACTTGAGCCGAGAACAGTCTTATGTAGAAAATGGAGTGGTAGAAGAAAATACATTTGATCAATCTCTCCGTGCTATCCTGCCTGAAATCAAACGTCTTTCGAAGGAGACGCTCGCGAATCATACACTCCGCGAAATCTTGTCTATGCTCATCGGTCCAGAAAAAGCGAATGACTTTCTCCTCCAGTTCCCTTACCGTGCTGAGGTTGATGTCTTACGCGCAGACCTCGGTATTAAATCGTTTGAACATGAAATGGGTTCTGAAGAAGAATACGTGGTCGTAAAAGAGGGTCTTAGCGCTTTGATTGATGGAATGGTTGAAGAGTTCAAACGCCTCGGCGGCGTCATCTTTAATAAACAAGAGGTTCTTGATCTTCAACAACAGGGTGAGGATGTCCTTGTTAAGGCTCATACAGATGCTGGAAATGTCTTATGGAAAGCACATTCTGTTATTCTAGCGCTTCATTCTTCAGCAGTTCGGTCACTGCCTGCCTTCCGTGACTGGAATGTCTTAAAACATCTGAAGATGGATCCGCTACTTCGTACATACGCTGTCTTTCCTGTCTCGAACGGAACATCTTGGTTCTCAGATGTAGGGCGCGTTATTACACCTGGACCTATTCGGTACTTTATACCTATCAATCCTGCGTGCGGTATTGTGATGATAAGCTATACAGAAGGCGTTGATGCTCGGCGATTCATGCGTATTATCAATGACAAGGGAGAAGATGCCCTTGGTGAGCATATTATTGCTCTTGTGCGTGAGATGTTTCCGCAAAAAGATATACCAGACCCACTCTTTTTTAAGGCTCACCCATGGGACTTTGGTTGTACATATTGGTTACCCGGTCACTATGATCCTGAAGCAATGAGCAAAGAAGCATTACATCCTTTAAAGTCTATGCCTGGCGTATACTGCTGCGGTGAAAGTTTCTCTCTGCGTCAGGCTTGGATGGAAGGGGCTTTGGAAAGTGCTGACTTGCTTCTTTCAACTTATTTCTCTACTTAGTAGAACGATGGTCAAGCTTATAAAGGTGACTGTCCCGAAGACAGATGTAGCAAAGGCGGCTGCTTTGATGGCAGTTGGTTACAGACTCAATAGCGTTATTGAGGCTAGAGGCAGAGTTCCAGAGAAGCATATTTATGTGAAAGAAGTCACAGAAGCACCAACAAAAAAGCAGCTCGAGGACTTTGCTGAAATGTTTCGTCGCTTGGGCTTGGGTAAAAATGCCGTGGCAGTTGTGACTGTTGCTGCTCCTGCTACTGCTGCTGCTGCTGCGGCTGCTCCTGGCTTCTTTGCGCCTGTTCAGGGAAATCTCTTTCAGCCAAATGCGAATCCATATGGAAACGGAACCGCTATGAATGTAGATGATGGTGGTGGTGGGGCTTCGGCAAGAAAGGGGCGCAAGCAGCGCAAGACTCGGCGCCGTCGCAACGGTGGTAAGTCTCGTCGGGGTCGGACGTATAATAGACGTTCCTAAGACCATAGGAGCGAAAGCACTTCTCAATAAATATCTGACATTCCCAACACGGACGCGAGTTTCCAAACGAACGCTCGCCTGTTAGACTATTATAATGAATCCGCATAACAAACAAGTCACAGCCGCGAATCTGATTCACGTCTCCGAGTTGCTTTATAACATTCCGTTCTGCGTGAATCGTGTTCGCGCTAAATCCACTACCCCGAGAGCGAGAGCCGAGACGGTTGCTCGCCACCTCAATAATCTTACCTCTGCGCACAATCATCGCCAAATGGAAGCTCGTCTTGTCACTCTGTCGCATACGCATAGTTTTGGGGTCATCCAGAAAACTCTCCAATAAAGAATAATCACTTGGTTTTACAGGTCGAGACATTTTGTGTGCCGATTTGTGGTGGCGAGGCGCTATTCAAATTTATGCGGCTATAATAGAATGGTGGATCACGAACTTGTCCTTAAGCCTGGAGATACTCTTACGGTGACCGTTGCCGATTCCAATGCGCGTTCTACCACGGTGCCGCCGAATAACAACGACCGCAGCCTCAGCAACTTTGGGGGTGGCAGCAAGAAGAATCGCACGCGTAAGACGGGTGTCGCGAAGAAGCCCCTAAGCGGCTTCATGAAGTTCTGCAAGGAGAAGCGCCCTGAGGTCATGGATGAGAATCCTGACATTGCGTTCGGCGATGTTGGCAAGCGGCTCGGTGAGAAGTGGCGCGCGCTGAGCGAGGCTGAGAAGAAGAGGTATTAAATGAAAAATATTAAAATTGATTTCTATACTGTCATACTTAGACAGTATAGAGAACAATGGACGGACAGGATTGGACTCCAGTAGTGGTCAATAAGGGTAAGACTCGTTCTTCTGCTTCTGACCAGAAGCATGTGAGCCCAGGACTCGCAGCACAGCATCGTCTTGAAAATGATGAGCCGCGCAAGACAAAGTCTCTGTCTCCAGAAAGCAGGCAGGCGATTCTTCAGGCTCGTGTCGCCAACAAATGGAATCAGACTCAGCTGAATACTCAGTGCTCGTTCCCTCAGAATACGATTCGTGATATTGAAAATGGTAAGCTGTGCCCTACACCACAGCAGCTCAATGTCCTCAGTCGTGTGCTAAAGGTTATCCTGAAGTATGCGCCATAAACTTATTCACACCCTCTCGTGCTAGTCTATCAGCTTCTCGATTCCCATCAAATGGAAACTCATTCTTTTTGCCGTCCTGGTGCGCCCTTACATGTTTTAAAGAGACACGTGGCATCTTTGATAGACGCTCATACATCGGTCGCACAAGGTCTAGATTCTGAATAAGACATCCATCGCGCTTCATCCAGTTGTTGCGCTTCCACCCTGCCGACCATTTAACCAAGGAGTTGATACAGTATTCTGAATCCGTCCATATCTGGATTTTACCATGGTCCTTGTACCACTTGGAAGCATGCTTATCAATCAGGTCTAGAGCTGCCTGGATGGCGCGTAACTCTCCGCGATTATTTGTCTGCTGCTCATTCGGCATAAGAGGCTCGCTTATGTCTAACCCGGATTGCTTGTCGGAGTAGACATGAACACCAAATCCTCCTTTCGCACCACGGCGCCCATTGTCTGGACAAGAGCCATCTGTGAATATGTGAAAGACTGCTGCTGAATCTGACTCTGGCTCTTGCTCTGGATATGTATGTAGTGGCGCCTGTTCTACCTCAGGGGATGGTGTAAACCAATGCTGTGGCTGTGACTTTGACTTTGGCTGTGATTGCTGCTGTGGCTGTTCTTGTGTCTCATTGGTATTAGTATGAAAGTACTTTGACAAAAAACCTTTTACCGACATCTCTATAGATGGACGAGCACTTATTGTTAAGCCTTTTCCACATTTTTGCCGTCGTCCCCCTTTTTCTTTATGTAGCCTTGTCTCGTGGCAATACTGCGGCATTCATGTATCCTGTATTTCTCATTCTCGGCGTATTAATCTTATTATACCATGGCTACAAGACGATTGTCCGTTATCTAGCAGGGTCCTCTAGGATATGGATAAATCTCATCCATGTTATTCTTGTAGCACCACTTATGATCTATATCGGATACCACGGAAAAGATACAACGAGACCGTTCTATGAACTTCTCGCTCTTCTTGGCTTTTCTGCCCTCGGCTACCATATTTATGGACTCATTTTATCAACAAATCTCATCATGGATACCAAATAATCTAACAGATCTCAGCAAGTTGAGGGTGAGTTAGAATATTATTATCAATAAGACACTTTGCAATATGATAGTGAAAGGACGTACTACTCTTTAATACCTCCTGACAACACTTACATTGAAACTGCTTCTTATTTTCAATCTCTACCTCAATCGTGTTCTCCCTAACAGCATCACTACAATGCTTTCGCAAGAAATGAATACGCCGATTTGCCTTTGTAAGCGCCTCAAAGTTACAACCATTGACAGGGCAAGTATAAGTCTGTAGAGGAACCTTTGGCTGCTTCTCTGGATGCCGAGCAGCCATATGTGTATCAAGAGTCATCTTATGTAGAAAACTATGCTGACAGACAGTACATGTATGAGCAAAATCGCCCTCATGCTTAGACTTAATATGGTAATGTAGGGTTCCTGGATTACCATGTGGGTACTTTGCCGTTGGCTTAGGCTTAAAAGAACACTGGTCGCACATCAGGTTATTATTTTCATCCCTCTGGTAAGAACGTGGCTTCTTCTTTGTCTCAGTCATTATTATGCCCTTTCCTGCGGTTTTGCTGAATTCAAATTTTTGTAGCCTATCTTATCGTTGGGAGTTTAAATACAGCTATATATGTTAGTATATGGATAAAGAGGTATTCATTTTTTCAGAAATCGTTCGTTGTGGACTTATTGGAAAAATAGCATATGAGTCGTTTCATAAGTTTCATAATCATAAACTTCATATATTTGGAAGGAAAGAAGATTTTCAGTTCATAACAGAGCATCCAAATAATATATATCATATTCTTGAGGATACTTCACCTATTGTAGAAGCATTCAATCATGGACACAAAGGTACTGCCATGGTATGGACAAAGGTTGTATTAGAATCAAAGGAAAAATATATCGTTCATTTTGATAGCGATGTTGTTTTTCGTGGAAATCTAGTTGATGATATTATTGAGAAACTAGATAAGGATGATATTGTGGGAGGTTTTAGAACCTATAAAAATAATCCTTGTAAGCGCGATGATGTACGTCATCTACCTGATGTGACTGCTACTTATTGCTTTGGATTTAATAAAGAAAAGATTTATGTTAGAGAGCCAGAACTCTTAGAACCCCTGATAGAAAACCATTTGACAGGACCTATTGTTAGTCAAATAATCCGCCTATATCCCCAATATAGATATGTTCCAACGATTGATTTCTTTGATCCTATAGCATTTCTTATTATGATGCAGGGCGGGACGATATGCATTTTAGATAATGATCTTATGGGAGGACAACGAGCTGAAGGCGACCGTGTAAATAAATATGGTATTCTTAATAAAGAAATAGACTTTGGAGATAAGATTTCTCATTTTGCTTCTGTTGGGAGTGGATTGAATTTTATAACTATGATGAAAAAGGAGACTAATATAAATGTGCCTGAATTCTACGTAAACTATGGAGTGCGTAAGTTAGATTTATATATGCGGCTGTTTTATAATACTAAAATTCTAGACAAAGGTGTAAATGACTTCTTAGTAGTCGAAGAACCCCTTCGCGAAGCATTTGGTCTAAAAGCATATAGCGATTGAAATAAAGATGCTAATCCTTACTCTCGCGATTGGTAAGGATTATTGCAAAGGATTAGAAAAAGCCCTTGCCTCTAAGAAGGCTTACGCTGAAAAACAGGGATACACATATGTCCAGGGTGACGAGTCAAGCTGGGACCGCGAGAGACCGATTTCTTGGTCAAAGGTTCCTTTCCTCCTCAGTCATCTCAATAAACTTCCTGACGGTGAAATCGTATGGCTCAGTGATGCTGATGTCTATATAACAAATATCAATATCCGTCTAGAAGAGCATGTACTTCCTCTGCTGCCTTCGGAAAAGGACATGCTAATGCCTTATGACGCCTGCGGTCATGTGAATGCTGGAAATATATTTATGCGCAATACGCCTCGCCTTCGTGATTTCTGGAAGCGGGTCTATGAGCAGACTGACGTCATCTATCATATTTGGTGGGAGAATGCTGGCATTCTGAAACTAATGGAATCAAATCCAAGCGATAGGGCAATGATTGAGGTCACGCCTGAACATAAGCGCTTTAATGCATATATTATGGGTCTTAAGGGACAGCCGCTGTGGGAAAAGGGCGACTTCCTCGTTCATTTCGCAGGCGTCTATGATTCTAAAAAGATTTCAGGTCTGATTGATGAGATTAACAGTGGCGGCACACCTCGCCTTTCAATGTTCTAATATTTCTCTTGTAATAGTAAATGGATAAGGCACCAAAGATTTCTCAAGCTGTTAAAACTTCATTTAATGCTTCTTATCTTGTTCTTATGGGATATACATTCATAACCCTTGTTGAGGCATTGCGTACTAAGAACACAACCGTTCGCCATATTATGAACTTGGAAACAACGATTTCTATCGTCGCGGGTCTAACCTACGGTCTCTTTCTGGATAAAATCAAGGACACCACTATAAATCTGAATCAAATCACTCAACTCCGCTATGTTGATTGGTCCATCACAACCCCGATGATTCTCCTAGCGCTTATCCTCTTTTATAATCCAGAGAAACCTATTGATTACAGGTCATACCTTACACTCGTCCTTTTGAATGCTGGTATGCTTGGCTCTGGATATCTTGGTGAAACAGGCGCTGTTCCTAAGAATCTTGGTGGTGGTATTGGATTCCTCTTTTTCGCAGCCCTTCTTTTTGCCCTCAACTCGTGTTGCATTCCTCGCGGCTCGTCAATGGTTATCTTCATTATGTTTTCCATCATTTGGACGTTCTACGGTATTGCGTACTATCTAGACGAGGAAAATAAGAATATTTCCTATAATATTCTTGATGTTATTTCCAAGGCGATCTTTGGAATCGTGCTATGGATGTATTTCGGTAATGTTTTGGACTTTGACTCTAAATAATTTCGGTGCGTAAAGTATAGAAGATGAACGCCAACGGTAACAACGGTAACAACGGTAACAACGGTACTCG